AACTAACAGCGGCTCAGGAACAATTACCAATCTGTTTAACCTCCCAGATGCAATGGTTGCTCCGATTGGTGCTACGCCTACTACTGCTACCCAAAAAATCCGTTTTGTTGATTCTGCTGGCACTGCGTATTTTCTTTACGCAATTGAAGCCTAATGGAAATAACAAAAGAGTTTCTTCTAGCGGAGATTGAGAAAATGCAAGCGCAGCGGGACCATGCTCATGACGTAGCAGTGGCTTCTCAAGCAGCGATTGATACTATGCAGGCGCTTCTTGCACGACTCGATCTCCCTGAAGAAGGATTGAAATTCTCGGACGCGGGTCTACCCGACCCTGTCCCACCGGAGAGCGTAAATGGCAACAATGCAATATGACGTACTAGCGTCGCGACCCCTGACATCGACAGGTAACTTCCTAGACCAAAATGGCAACGCTATTGGGCGTGCCCGTATCAAAACAATCTATGCGGTCAACGGTACAAATGCAGGTTCTGTAGTTATCCGCAATGGTTCGACTGGCAAAATCTTGATGACCGTTAATACAGCGGCAAATACGTCGGCTGGCTACACCATCATTCCTCTGCCCGGTGAAGGCATCCTTGCAGATAACGCTCTGCACGGTACTGTGACTGACACCACTTCGATTACTCTGATTTATGGGTGATCGACATGGCTACCAAACCTGTATCTAAGAAGACAATGGCATGCAATAAACCGCGTGCCACTCCGTCTCACCCTAAAAAATCGCACATCGTTAAGGCGTGCGAAGGGGGCAAGGAAAAGATCATTCGCTTTGGGCAACAAGGCAAAAAGGTCGGCACCGTGTCAGGTACGGCGGGTAAACCAAAGGCGGGGGAGTCTGCACGCATGAAAGCCAAGCGGGCTAGTTTCAAAGCCCGTCACGGTAAAAACATTGCAAAGGGTAAAACGTCAGCAGCCTATTGGGCTGATCGCGTTAAGTGGAGTAAAGGTGGAGAAGTTTGATGGAGATGATGATATGGAACATCATACTTACCTCGATTATTGGCATCATGGCCTTTCTACTCAAAGGTAAGTTTGATGAATTGGACCGCCTCGGTATCTTGCTTAACAAGACCCGGGAGGAAGTTGCTCGTGAGCACATCACTCGTGCTGAAGTTCACCGCGACATGGAAAAAATTATGGAACGCTTTGATGCGGGAATCTCTCGACTTGAAGCGAAGATCGACGATCTACGTAAAGAAAAGAGGGTTTGAGTATGTCTGACGAGAACCGCATGAAATACCGTAAGCCTACGGAAAAAGAACAGGCAAAACTGAATAAAGCCCGAGAGATGATGCAACGTGGCATCGAGGGCGAGAAGGACTTCCTGTCCAAGATTTCCACCACAATGGCTAAGTCTGCTCGTGACGAGCAAAAAGAAGCCAAACGTCTCCGCGAATCTGTACCTGAGTCTGCTCGTAACTACGAGGGTCTTGAGGGCATGAAAAAAGGCGGTAAAGTCAAAAAGATGGCCTCTGGTGGCTCTGCTTCCAAGCGGGCTGATGGCATAGCCCAGCGCGGCAAAACTCGTGGAAAGGTGGTGTGAGATGAAAGGCAAAGACCTACTAGGTTCGATTTCTCCTGTTTATGGCATGGCTACTGGACGCGGTGCGTTTGGAAAACTGACCGACAGCATGGGTTACGGTATGGGCGTTATTCCCGGCATGTTGGCTGACAACCGCAAGCGAAAAAAAGATGGCACTCCTATGACCCCGGTTGAAGAGGCTACGGCTGCTGCAAAACCCGCGATGCGTAAGGGGGGCAAAGTTAAAAAAATGGCCTCCGGCGGTTCCGCTTCTAAACGTGCTGACGGCATAGCCCAACGAGGTAAGACCCGTGGAAAGATGTGCTGATGTACTTGACGAGCAACATTCCGTATTTCAAATGCTGGGTGAGGAAAGAGTTCACTAATGGACACCAGAATTATCACGGAGAGTATGTGCATGCGTTGGCAGTGGCTGTCACGACTATTCCTGATCGGTGCCTTAGTTTCCAAGTCATTTTTACGGGGTGCGAAGCAGACGATGGGAGTCAACCCAACGTTCATGGCGGTGCGATGTGGGCAAGGATGCCGATTACCGCTTTGGTTGGGGACATACCGCTTGAGCAATGGCCTGAACGTATGCAAACCCATTTGGCGCAGCCTTGGGACTGTAGTTCGTACAACCACGGTATTGTTAAGTTTCAAAGAGCGCAGCCGTCCCCTTGGCTGTGCAAAATTAACAATGAGTTTCACACGGGGCGGTATTTGTTCACAGTAGATTATGCTGAGAGTGAGGTTGCAGAAGACCCATCGCAGCATAAACAAAGTCATGTGTTGATGTTGACAGATGCAGGAAAATGGACAGGGAATATAGTGGCGTTACCTAACAATCGAGTGCGAGTTACCAGCCCAGCCTACTGGGTAACTGGAGAAGGAGCGCCCGATTTTAGACCTAGCCAATGGATTCATTGTGCGGAGCAAGACGATTCGTACATGGACCCGGAGGTAACCTTCAACAACTTGTACAAGGAGTAGTGAAAATGATGAAAGCAAAAATGGCTGCTGGTGGCGGCATGATGAAAAAAGGCTATGCGGCTGGTGGCATGCCCATGACCATGAAAGATGGCAAGAAAGTCCCAACGTTTGCGGCGGATGGCAAAGGCGCAATGGCTAAAGGCGGTGCAGCCAAGGCCAAAGCCAAAATGATGGCTGGCGGTGGTATGGCAAAGTCCAAAATGGCTTCAAGCATGGGTAAAGTTCCAACTGGCAAACCAGCAATGGGAAGCGCATCAAAGCGTGCCGACGGTATTGCTATGAAAGGCAAGACTCGTGGCATGGAAGTGAAAATGGCTAAGGGCGGGAAGTCCTAACATGATGCCGAGCCGGGGTATGGGGGCAGTACGCCCCTCTAAGATGCCAAAAGCCAAGACCATCAAACGGAAAGACAATCCGGATGAGGTCACCATGTACGCCGAAGGCGGCAAGGTTGAGTCTCGTGTCAACGAGGCGGGCAACTACACGAAACCCGGCAAACGCAAGCAACTCTTTGAGCAGATCAAGGCAGGTGGTAAAGGGGGTGCTCCGGGGCAGTGGAGTGCGAGAAAAGCACAAATGCTGGCTACGAAGTACAAAAAGGCTGGCGGGGGGTACAAGTGAGTGGACTCGCAAAAAGCCAAAAAAGCCTCAAAGCGTGGACCAAGCAAGAGTGGCGAACCAAAAGCGGTAAGCCCTCGACGCAAGGCGCAGACGCGACGGGCGAACGTTACCTCCCCAAAAGAGCAATCAGCGCCCTTAGCCCCTCTGAGTACGCCGCTACAACCCGAGCCAAGCGTGCAGGAAAAGCCGCAGGCAAACAGTTTGTGGCGCAACCTAAGCGTATTGCTAAAAAAGTTGCTCCGCATAGGAAGATGAAATGACAACGTCCGGTACCAACTCTTTTAATCTCGACCTCAATACGTTTGTTGAAGAGGCGTTCGAGCGTTGTGGGTTGGAACTGCGTTCGGGTTACGACCTGCGTACGGCTCGCCGTTCGCTTAACCTGTTGACGATTGAATGGGCCAACCGAGGCATTAACCTGTGGACGGTTGAGCAGGGTCAGATTGCTATGACGCAGGGGACGATTACGTACTCCTTGCCCGTGGACACAATTGACCTTCTTGACCATGTCATTCGGACCCAGACTGGGGTAGAACAGACAGACATCAACATTAGTCGTATCAGCGTAGATACCTACTCTACTATCCCTAATAAGAACGCTCAAGGGCGTCCTATTCAGGTTTGGATCAACCGCCAGTCTGGTGCACAGTACCCTATCAATGGCAACCAGCCCAACACGACGAACACTACAACGGGCATCAACCCGCCCAACATCAACGTCTGGCCTGCGCCGGACCAAAATAATTTCTACACCTTTGTGTATTGGAGGCTGCGCCGGATTCAGGATGCGGGCAACGGTTTAAGCACTCAAGACATTCCATTTCGGATGTTGCCTTGCCTTGTGGCGGGGTTGGCGTACTACCTTGCGATGAAACTCCCTGATGCCCTGCCTCGGCTCGAAATGCTTAAGGCTGCGTATGAGGAACAGTGGGCGTTGGCGTCAAGCGAAGACCGCGAAAAAGCGTCTTTGCGCATCGCACCACGACAGATGTTTTATTGAGGTGAAGCATGTCTACTAAGTTTGCTTCCGGTAAAAAAGCGATTGCAGAGTGTGATCGCTGCGGGTTTCGATACAAACTGAAAGAGTTGCGAGAAATTGTCATCAAGACGAAGAACACCAACATTTTGGTTTGCCCCACATGCTGGGAACCCGACCAACCTCAGTTGCAACTTGGTATGTACCCG